CCAACCCCAATTGGTTGATCGCCATTTCTCTTTCTTTGTCTTGCCATTATGTTTTGTTAGATTTTTTTTACTGTTGAACCAGGCATTTTTTGAGCACGACCTAATACATCGTTCCATCCAGGATTGCGGGTGATGAGTTTATCTTTCCATTCACCAACCTCTCCTGGACTTGCGGATCCTTGTGACCAATCTCTGGACCACTGGGGATTGTCTTGATACCACTGCGTGATGTCGTGAACACTCATTTCAATCACTTTTGTCTCACCAGTTTCTTTATGAATAATCGGATAAATTGCCATTGTTTATAATAATTTACAAAAATATTTATTCTATGCAAACAGAAGGTGCATCCAAACATTCAGGACAATTTTCTCTTCCCCAACCAAGAGCAGAAGAGATTGTAGGGAACTGACAGGTAAAGATACAACGGATTGCTTCTGCGACCTCCATGTGCTCCTTCTGGGTGCCGTGAGCACTTCTAAGGTCAATATAATGCATCCAACTACGAAGACTGCCAGACATATACAGACGGGTCTGTGTTGCCTGTGGGAGGACAAACCTAGCACATTCCTTTGCTACACCCTTATCAAGCATTTCGTTATACAAAGAAAGAGAACGTTCAAAATGCTTTTGAATTCTTTCTTGAAGATTTACTTTTACGTTATAGTCAAGATCGTCTGTACTATTTTGACGATTCTTTGTGTCTTGGCGGCGAAGATCAGGCGTAGGAAGTTCAAGTTGAAGTTCTGTGCTATCTGCATACCTTTGACTGAATTGTTGAAAGGTAAAAGACCTATGACGCAAGATTTGCGTAGCAATCGCCAACGAGGTGTTAATCTCAACTGTAAGGAAAGCATGTTCAAAAATGCTCCAATGCTGGTTCTTAATACAATATTTAAGCAATCCTTCAAAATTATTGTTTTCTTGATTTTTTGGATTACTTACACGAGCACAATATGCAATATGCTTCTCTGCGTCTGGTGTTGCAGAAATAAGTCTAACTGTTGGTTCCATTAAATGTCCTCAATTTTATTATTCTTCAAAAATTTCATCGTAATCATTAGGTTCAAGATAAACATTCTCATCAATGCTAGCAATTGATTCATCAAAATAAATCTCTGCTTTTAATGAATCAACAAGAAGTTCCATATTTCGTATGATAAGTTTAACTTTTTCTCTATCCATAATTATGAAATATTTCTATCATTTTACATAAAAAAAAGAGACCTGTCAAGGTCTCCTTTAGATCATTTGCTAGTTTTTACTAGATGATGAAGAGCCGCTTGATGGCGGCGATCTTCTTTTTGCTTTTTTTCTTTGATAAGTTGAAGCACATTGATAGATTTGGTTGACATTAGGTTTTCTCCTTAATGGTTTAGGTTAAAGAGCGTTCCTTCAGTCGGCTTTTGCGTTCGCTATTCGCAAATAGCGAATGAACGTACCGTTCCGAGTCGGCTTACTTCCGTCCCATATGGGATGAACGTAGAGGCATAATACCCCATTGTGAATATTTAGTCAACTAATTTTGTATTTTCTGATACAATTTCAGGTTCCTTTAATAATTCACTAATTATATTTTCAGTTCCATCCATCACTTTGACTTGATATAGTGGAGATTTCATATACTTCTTTAGTTTTTTATATTTCTTTTTAATCTTTGTAAATTCTTCTGGATCAATATTTGCAACTAATTTATCATTCATTTTTTACTTTTCCTCTCTGGTTTGGTTACCCCATAAAATTTTGGATTCACTCTTCCATCAGTCCATTCAATTGATTGAAGAGACCCTTTCCCATATTGATCATAATATGAATCAAATATAGATACCCTACCATTTGATTGCACAATATCATAATAAGTTTTATCTTCTACAATATAAGTAATCAAATATGAATTTATTGGAAGACTTTTATTATTTGATAATGTCTTATCACATTTTTCATGAATAATTTTCAATGACATTTAAATTCCTCAGCTACGGTTTCCCCAAGTAATATCTGGATATGCTTCAGAAGCAATCTCTTTTGTGATTTTATATTTTTTCTGAAGCTCTTTATTCTTCACAAGACAAACAATTTGTGCTTCAAGTGGATGCAATCCTTCCAACATTTGAATAAACATTGTTTCTCTGCGAAGAGATGCCAGAGAATCATTTCCACCTTTGATAAAATTATAAAATCTCACATATTCTTTACGAATGGTAGTGTGACCTTGAGTTAAGTCTGATGCATTTCCAAGAGAAGTCGTTTCATTATTACTCATAGTGTCAATGAGATTATCAACTTTATTGGTCAAAGTTCCACTAAATTTTTGTTCTGATTTTAAATTAGAATATGGAACTTCTCCAGGAGGAAGAATAGTAATTACTGTTTCATCAAAATTCCATATAAACAATGCCTTCAATGATGGGTGTTCATATTTTTGAAGAATTTCTACTTTCTTTGAATTTGATCTTTGTTTATTTACAAGATCAAAAATTTCAAATACAAAAGGATTAGCAGGAAGTTCTATATTTACAGAAGAATTAGTCGTCGTCTTCTTCGTCGTTGTTGTTGTTGCTGTCGTCATAATCGTTTTCAAATCTAATTGCAAGTATTTCATCTGGTAAAATATTACCATTCTCATCAAGCATTTCTGGATGCATGATTATATGTTTTCCTTTGTTTAAAAAAGCATGAATAATATCGTTTAAGAACCAACCTATAACTCCACCAATAACAAAAAATAAAAGAGTTACTAAACAAAAGATAGCTAATATTGCGGGTTCCATATCTATTCTCCGAGAGATCTTTTTTTTATATAAACTGAAAACTCAAATTCAAAATAAATCTCTTTTTGAAATATAGAGATCATTTTACCAAATTTTAATAAAAAAGGATTTGGCTTTTTGGGTTTTGATTTCTCCCCCAATATTAACTCTACACCTCTATTTATTGATAAATCAAATGATTTTGTTTTCCGTGAGGTATCTAACTGTGTCACTACAACCTCCTAACTTAATTTCATCCGCTATAACTTGAGGAAAAGTAGATCCTTCTCCAAATTCACTATAAAATTGCTCTCTCGTAAAATCAGATCCAAGAGAATAAACTTTAATTGGAAAACCTCTAGTTCCCGAAAGATGATTAAGTATTGAAACTACTTTATCACAATATGGACAACCTTCTTTTGAATAAACAGTAAAATTCATAATTTTTTAATAATAGTTAAAACTACTTATATAATTAAAAGAAATTATATTCCTCTTTTAATTATAGTCATAGTAGGTTTCTTTGATTTTAATGCATCTATCATAAAATCACAAGCTTTATCTGGATTAGTATGATCACCACAAGTAAAAATATCTACTGCTGCATATTCTTTCTCTGGCCAAGTATGAATTGAGATATGACTTTCTGACAATAAACATATTGCAGTAACTCCTTGAGGAGTAAATTCATACTTAAGTTCTTCCAATAAAGTTGCATTTGATTGAACAATTGCTTCTCGTAATGACATCATAATATGATCTACATCATTCAAAAGATAATTATCACAAGAACATAAGTCCAGTATGTAATGTGATCCTAATATTTCTTGTGCTGTCATTTCAATTCATTTACGCTTGGTTATTTATTTCATTTTAATATGCAACATTTTTTCTTGGACGATAAGAATAAAGATTCGCAGGTGCCTCTGGTTTCATCCATTCTTCTATTTTATTAAATTTATCTCCACTATAAAAGTCTTGCTGAACATACCATAGTTTCCAGTGCTCGTGCCCCTTGGATTGATTACAAGGATGACAGCAGGCAACTACATTCGTCTTAATGTCTAGACCACCCTTACACTGTGGAATGATGTGGTCTAGTGTAATATTTTCTTGTGACTCACAATAGGCACACTTGTGTTCCCATTGGTCTTTTATACTTTGTCTCCACATCCTCTTTGCTTGACTACTCGTTACTGCTTCCAAATTATAAAGATATTCCTTTGGATTGTTGTAGTGCATATTTAACGATACTCTTTCGTTTCTATATTATTTTTATAATCTTCCATAATATTATTTGAAATACGAACAAGAGCATTCTTTACTTTAACATCATTTTGCTTGTCTGCTACTTCCAGTATGTATTTAGATTTGGATAGTTGCCAATATTTGTGTGCTTCTATTGCGGTCTTATAATATCCAAAATGTGTTTTTTCATTAGTATTACAACTACATTTATATATCCCATCTTTTTTATTATAACATATACCTATTGGAAAATTATATTTTTTCTTTTTTCCCAAATTAATTAAGTTTGCAGTCTTAAAATCAACAAATATGCAATATTCTGGGGAGTATATTTTATTATTTGGAGATAAAATATTTTTATCTAATTGTTTATTTTCCCAATCTTGGACTTCCATCCATTTTTTAAAGTTTGAAAAAATTATCCATTCATTACATACAACATATCCTTTATTTTCTTTAGTATTATAACCATAACATTTTTGAATTATTGACCTCCATTTTTTATAATAGGGGCAATAAGTTATAGAATAATCTGCATCATTTATACCAACTCCACAAATAGGTCTTCTAAGACCATATTTAGTTTTACCAATTTGGACCTGCGATATTTTTTGTCTTGCTTCCAAAGATTGTATGTTTCCAGTTGCACCTTCACCACCATCAGACATATTCAATAAGATACCAGTTCCTAAATCTTTTCTACCAAAAACAGCAATCATATAGATTTCGTGCTGAAATGCTTTTTCCTCTAAAAGATTTTTCTTCAATATTAATATTCTTTCTTTTGGAGGAACTGGTACTTTTCCGTGATTTTTTGCATATGCTCTACTCCTTACACCTTTACCAATATAGTATGGAGTTCCATTTACACGAAGATATGCATAGGTATAAAACCTTTGAGGATTTTTCATTCTACTCTAATTTGGTGGTTATATCTATTTATATGAGAAAGGGGAGAAAAAATCCCCCAATCTCCCTGAAAAGAACCACCAAATCAGGTATGATTATTTAGATGCCAAACCTTCTTCTAAGAGCATTATAGTTTTGTGAGATTTCTGTTGCTGTGAGTGCTCTGTTGTATGCTTTTACTGAAGCAATATTTCCGGCATATATTTCACTATTGTAATCTGGACCATTACCTATACGATAAGATAAACTTGTAGTTATACTAGTTGCATTTGTGCCGGTAATGTCAAGAACTCCATTAATATAGATTGAAGTGGTGTTTCCACTTCTAGTAAATGCAACAATATACCAAGTATTTGATAAAACAGTTGAATTTGAAATAGTTATTCCACCATACCAAAAATAAAACTTATTAAGGTAAAAATATATTGCTAATCCATTAGAATTTGAAACTCCATAATTTCCAAATATGTAATCTGGACTAGCAGTATTATTAGATTTAACTATTGCTTCTACAGTAAAATTTTGAGTTCCACTAATTATATTATTACTCGCAAATGTAATTACATCATCCACCCCATCAAAAACAATAGACCCAAAATTCGCACTACTATAAGTCGGTCCATTAGTCAGTGTCCCTGTATTACCATTACCACTCAAATCAGTCCAAGTGGTTCCAGAACCAGGATAACTTAAAGTCCTACCAGCATCAAGAGCAAGAACTAATCCACTAGTCACTATACCACTTAGTGAATTAGAAGGACTTATATTTATCCAAGAATTAGTAACTCCTCCGTAAACTCCCATTTTAGTTTCCTCTGTTAAATTCCAAAACGACCACGAAGAGCATTAAAGTTTTGTGAGATTTCTGCTGCTGTAAGAACACGATTATAAACAAGCAAATTACTTATATGTGAATTTGAAAATTCACCACCTCCACCAACACTTCCTATAGCAAATCCATTTGGTCCTGCACTACCACCATTATTTGGACTAATAGTTAATTGTCCATTTACATACATTCCCCAACTATCACCGGAATAATCTCCAGTTGCTGCATAAATTCTCCAATTAGTATCTTGAGAACCAGCCTGAACACCACTTACCCAACCATTTGCATAATAATTTTCAGTTGATACACTCCAATGCCCCATCAACCAATTGTTAGTTAAAGCACTAAAAGTTCTTCCTCCCACTACAACATATCTTGCAGCACCTATGATAGTATAATTTGAAGTAGATAAATCAAGTGGAACATAGATGTAATCATTTACACCATCAAGAACAAATACACCACCATTTGCACTACTATAAGTCGGTCCATTAGTCAATGTTCCATTCACTCCACCAGGAATTAAATTATACCAAGTAGTTCCACTTCCAGGATAACTTTTTGGATTAGAAGCATCAAAATAATTTGTAAGTCCATTCAATACAATACTTGGATTATGTGCTAACATTTACACAATTTCCTCCATAGGCATAGGAGCAGACCATTCCTCACCACTCAAAATCACCAAAATCTCCTCATAAGTATAAGGTCCTTCGGCACCTACAATATCAGCAACAAATGCAGGTGTTTCACCATCCCATTTCACAAATGCCTTGGTGCCGTCTACAGAAAATCTTAAAGTGCTACTTGAAGTTTCCAATACCATAGAAAAATCAATTTTATCTATTTCCGTTGTTGGAAAAATGATAAAGTTTCTATCTCCGTACATTTTAGTTTTCCTCGTAAAATTTCCATTCGTATCCACCAACAAGTTTTCTATTGGTTTTTCCAGTTAAACAAGTTGATATGTTACATCTATTTAGATTATTATCTTTAGCAGCACAATTAACAGACATATAAATTTTTAATATTTCTTTGGTTTTAGGATTTATCATACAAACTCTTTTCCTTGTTGGTTGAACCTCACATAGTTTTCTTTTTGTTTCTTCTGAGTGCATTCTTCCAGTGCTTGCTATTCTAATTTTTTCTTTTGCTTCTTCAGTATGTGTTCTACCTTTATTCCATTGATTTCCCTTCATTGCATTTATAATTATTTGTTTATGTTCTGCTGATATTTTTCTCCCTCTTCCACTTTCTCCAATAAGTTTTTTAGTTTCCTCTGAATGTTTTTTTCCTTTATTAAACAAACCTATTTTCCTTTTTGCCTCTTCTGTGTGCCTTCTACCTTTACTTTTTTCCCCGATTTTTCTTTTTTGTTCTTCTGTTAATTTTTTACCTTTATTACTTTCACTTAATTTTTTTATATGTTCCTGTGAAAGTTTTTTCCCTTTATGTGCTTGGACTATCTTTTTTCTTGCCTCTTCTGATATTTTTCTATTTTTCATTCTCAAACTATATTGTTGCCTTTGTTCTTCAGTTAAGTTAAGTTTTTTACCTTTCTTTGATTTACTTATTTTTTCCTTTATTTCATCCGACATATTAGACACACCAAATCCACCTTCTGCTAAATTATATCCAAGTTTAATTGCTTTGGTTTCTTTTATCCAGTACTTTTCCTTTTCATTAAGTTCTTCTTGTGTAGAACAATATTCTAAAATTTCTTTTTGGAAGTTTTCTCTTCCATACTTTTTAATTGCAAGTTTTATTAAAGTTCCTGACCCAAGATATTTTGGATTATTATTAGTATCTTGACCAATGTAAAACTTACCGTTAATAGCATTAACAGTTTTATAGATAATCATAACATTACCTTATGGACCGACAATACTATTTATAATCATTAAAAAGGAGAGTATTACTACTCCCCCTACCTGAAAAGATGTCGGTCCATCAGGTATTTTTATTTAGCAGAAGTCTCACACACTTGAGAGAAATCTACTTTTGGTAGTTCAGCAACTGGAAAAATAAGAAAGTTTCTATCAGAGTACATAATCGTTTTTTAGGTATTTATAGTGAGAACCTTGATCTTAGAGCATTAAAGTTTTGTGAGACTTCTGCTGCAGTGAGTGCTCTGTTGTATACAGAGACTTGTGCGATGTTTCCATTAAAGGGTCTATTGTTAATATTATTCAATCCATTTCCTATTCTTGGAATTACACCAGCATCATCAACATCAGAAGTATAAGTTCCAGATACAGAAGATACTAAACTACCATTCACATAGAGAGATATTGTTGATGAAGTTTTAGTTGCAGTAAAATGTCTCCATACATTATCATCCACAGCATAAGTAGTGGTAATTAATTCTCCTGGAGGTCGAATATACAAATACAGTTGATTTGTTCCAGATAATAATCCTATTTCTAAATCAGGAGTTCCTCCATTATAACCACTACTCCAAATTTGTTTATATGATGTATTACCACTATTAGACCTAAACCAACCAGATATAGAAAAATCTCCAGTATTAAACTGAATTGTTTGTGTTAAATCAACATAATCATTACTCCCATCAAACACAATGGACCCACCATTAGCACTACTATAAGTCGGTCCATTCGTTAAAGTTCCAGTATTACCTCTGCCACTCAAATCAGTCCAAGTGGTTCCTCGTGTTTTTGCGGTTCCTGTTGTTGGATAATATGGATTTGCAGTTGAACCAGTTTCACGCTGCCAACCCCAAAGAAGAACAGAACCAATACCTTGAACAGTAAGATAAAAATCACCTCCAGGAAAATCACCAGGACCAGCAAATGGAGATATACTGAGCATTGGAATTATAACTCTTTTCCACCCATTAGGATAAACATCTACTTTTCCATTTGCGTGTCTTCCACCAGAAGTATCCGTAAATACATTTGTTGATAAATCAGCATTCCAACCATCACCATTGCCAGTCTGTCCCTGAATTACAACACTTCCAGAAACAGGTTTGCAAAAAATAGACATCACCTGTCCAGTACTATTTCCACCATTTAACCAAACAATCCCAGAGTTTGATAAGGATGATGATTGTGTTAATAATGTTGCGGTTGTTGTTCCATCAGGTGATATAGCATTATTTGCTGTTATAGTCCAACCAGATCCACTTGTTGCCCCATTACCATCTGCAGTTCTAATTGAAGTAGATAACAAATTCTCAGTATTATCACCATAACTTTTTGGATTACCAGCATCCAGACATAAGACTAATCCTGATGAAACTATGGATGGATTATAACTGATTCCCATTTCTTAAAATACTTATTGTTTCTCTTAATGTTATGTATATGTAATGAAACTCATCATAGTAAGTGATGTCAGAGTCTCTCTCAAAAAAGTTAAGTATATTCATACAACAAAAGGTTCTTGTTGTCCTTCTGGTAGTTTGATTTGTCCCAGTCGTTGCAGGCGACGAATATTATCTTCAGTATTAGACACGGCAATATTTGTGGTTGGAAGTGCCTTGGGCATCACTACATCAATCACTGGACTCATGAGTGTTTTGTTTTTTACAATTTCACGATTTGGTGTGTCCAAATTCATTATCATTCTCGCATCTTCAAAGTCCCCACAGTCACAAATCTTTTTTCCAGTCCTTCTTTCTCTTACTGAGAAATAATCTTCAGTATTATACTTGTTCATTTTTTGAAGTCTTTTGATTATTATAAAACATTTTCATCGGTCTGTAAAGGTTGGGCCAAGTATCTCTGATAGTCTCTGCGAGTTTATATGGAGTGTGTGAGGATATCATAGTAGGGACATTAGAAAGAGGAACACTCCGAATAACTGGAAGAGCAGGAGGATGAGGAGGATTTTTGTAAGTATTTAACTGCACTACTTAATGTACTTATATTATCACCAACCAATCCTAACATTCTATTACAATTACTACAAAGTAATCCACGAACTTTTCCTGTCTTATGGTCATGATCTACATAAAGACTATTACTATCTTTCCTACCATTAGTATTTGGATTAAAGCAAATAGCACATACTTCATTCTGCTCTTGTAATATACTTTTATATTGCTCTAATCCAAAGTCTTCTCCATAAGTATACTTCAACATATAGTCTTTTTTGTCGTCATAAGAAGGTCTCTTATCTTTATAAGTTTCACTATAACAACTCTTACATCTCTTATGTCCTTTGTAGTAATTGGATATTGGTTTTTCTATACTACACTTATTACAGGTGATGTGAGTTTTACTGGACCAGTTTTCAGCATAAGTTTTTTCTTCGCATCTAATACACCTTCTGCGACCTTCTCTAAAATCAGAAATAGGAAGTTCTTTGGTGCAAGTTCTACAAATCT